CAAAATATATTGCTGCATCATGTGCTTCATCCGCAATTATTTTAAACTCAGCAACATCACTTGTTCCGTGTTCTCCAAACAGCAATGTGTTGCTATTATCAACTACAGTTAACCTTCGAGAAGGACTACTAGTACCGATACCAACGTTGCCAGCTGAGGTAATACGCATCCCTTCTTGGTAACTAGAACCATTGTTGTAGCTAAATAATAGGTTTCCTACAGCTTTAATACCTCTATTGGTATTAACATAAAAATCACCTCCGTTAGAATATACATTGCCATCAACCTGAAGAGGCTGGACAGGACTACTAGTACCGATACCAACGTTGCCTCCATTGACTATTGTAAATCTTTCGGCTGATGAAGTGTTATCGTAAATTCTAAATCTGTTATTAGAATCCATAACAGTCATTGAAAAACTCTTGGTAGAGGATGCATTGTCAATGCGTAGCGAGCCGTTGCTTCCTACAATGTGTAACTTCTCACTTGGACTAGTAGTACCTATACCTACGTTACCTCCTCCGTCAATACGCATACGCTCAGAGGCGTATGGGTTTCTAAACACCAATGCGCCTGAACCTGCTTGTGGGTCTAAAGCAATATCAGCGTACTCTTGTGTAGAGGTACTACTTAACGCTTGAAATCTCAAAGAGGATTCTTCTCCAACACTAGAGTTTTGAATCCTTACAGTAATCCCATTGCTATTATCAGCTACGTGAAGCTTTTCATCAGGACTATTAGTACCAATACCTACGTTACCATCGTGATTAATTCGTACACGCTCGACTTGTTTTGTTTGTAGTGATATATATCCGTTAGTGCCTGATGAGCCTGCATCTAACAGTATGCGAGATATTAAGGAGGTATTATCACCAATTTGTATAGTAGCAGAACCATCTGATTTAATAAGGTTTCTTGCATATCCTGAACCAAACTCACCTCCTAAACCTGAACCACCGCTAGACATATAGATTTGATGTCCTGCATTATCCACGCCAAAAGTATCTCCACCGTCTACTTGAATAGAGTTGGTTACGTGTAACATAGCATTAGGACTACTAGTACCTATACCTAGGTTTCCATTGTCAATCTCTAAGTTGCCTAAGACCTTAGCCATATATATTTATTTTAATTACGAACGTAAACCTGTAACTACCAAATCGTAATCACTACTTGGTAGTCCTGAGATGCTAATATCACCGCTTGTAGGGTTCATAGTAATATCAGCAAACACTAATCTACCACTATCTGAGTTGTCAAACAACTGAATGTTTGCAGGATAATCAACACCGTGTGTAGTACCTGCAACACTAATAGAAGTAGCTGCTGTGTGTGATGAGGTGTATACCTTGTTCGTATTTACAAAGTCTAGTGTACCGTCTGCATCTTGGTAAGTAACAGTAATACCTGACTCAGTATTTCCTGTAACCATACCACCAACATAATCTTCTACCTGCTCTTCAGACAACTGAGTATCTGTAGAAGCAATAGTGAAGTTAGGGTAAGTACCTGTGATAGTTACATTTGAACCTGCTGTAAGTGCAACAGTTTGGTCAGGTGCTGTGTTTGTGATTGCAATAATATCACCTGTAGGACCAACTGATGTGCTGATACCTGTACCACCTGTAAGTGTAACTGTATCGTTATTGCTACCTGCTACAGCAGTACCGCTATCCGCAGCTATATTCTTAAAAATGTTTTGGTCTGAACCTTTGTCAGTGTTCGTTAGTGTTACAGAACCTGAAGCACCTCCACCTGATAGACCTGTTCCTGCTGTAACACCTGTAATATCACCTACGTTGTTGGTGTACTCAGAAGAAATAGGAATGTTGTAATAGTTACTTCCATCGTTAGTAAACTCCCAACGGTCAGTACCTTCGTTCCAACGAACCAATACATTTGCAGATGTACCACGCTCTATCTCAACACCTGCGTTCTCAGTAGGCGTTCCTGTAACGTCATTGTTCAACACAATGATATTATCGCTAACAACAAGGTTGGTAGTATCTACAGTAGTCGTTGTACCGCTAATTGTTAAGTCACCACTAATAACAACATTGTTAGAGAATGTCTTATTACCTGCGATTGTCTGCGCTCCTGTGGTACGTACTACAGTGCTGTCTACATCAATCGTAATAGTCTCGTTGGTAGATTGGTCAGTAGTGAAGTTACCACCTGTTTGAAGACCGTCTCCTGCAGTAATGGTAATTGTAGCATCGTTAGCTGCTGCAGGTATAGTTGGTTTGTTAGTCAGGTCATCGTATGAGCCTGAGAAAGAGCTAGTACCTGCGCCAATCAATGTACGAATCTCTGCACCTGTAACTCCTGTTGCAAGTGTTGGTGTACCACCACCTCTATTGATTGCAGGTTCTTCAGTGTTTGTTGCTCCGTCTGCTACGTTAAGGATAGTACGAGCAGCACTAGCACTAATTACCTCTACATTTCCTGTTCCTGTAGTATCTCTACCCAAGAAAGAATCTGTAGCTATCTGTTGCATCTTCGCAAGAGTAACACCATTGTCAGCCAACTGCGTTGTTCCTACCCCACCTGCTGAAATAGCTATGTCATCTGCGTTTACAGTGATACCTGTACCTGCACCAATATTTAATGTGATAGCTCCTGATTGTCCACCGCCTGTAAGACCATCTCCTGCAGTAACACCTGTGATGTCTCCTGTTGCAGAGCTTAGGTTAATCCAAGCAGAGCCGTTGTAGAAACGAATCTCATTGTCGTTGGTATTGTAATAGATTTGTCCTGCACTAGCCGTTGAAGGGTTAGTTGAGGAATTGCTTAACCTCGCATCTATAAGCTCGTTGCTGTTCAAGTCTAACGAGCCGTTGAGGTCTATGTTATTTAAAAACTTAATTGCCATTGTAAAAATTAATTAAAATATGCGCTGCCTGATACAGGCTGACTAAACTCGATTATAACTCTATTATCGCTCATATAATGTACACGAGCTATAACTTCATATCCATTGTTGTCAACAATATTGACAGATGCTCTTTTTCCTAGATTGTGAGTAATATCCCATTGGTCAGTAGCATTTAACTGAATGTGTGTGTAATGCTTATCAAAATCTGCACCCACAGCAACCTTACTAACGGTAACAACATTCGGGGTAGTATTGATTAAGTCAACCGAGCCAATTTCTTGTTTGATAATTGAAACTTCGTTTGCTTCTGATAAGTTTATACTTACACTCATTATTCAGTAATATCTCCTTGTACAACAAATAAACCACCTAACCAAGTAGCTACATCACCTGATACAGTTTCTGTAGCCTGTAGGTCGTATTGATAAACTCCTGCTTTAACATCCATATCACTAGCAGACTTCTTCATAAGAAGATTGCCAATAGCATCTTTGGTAAAATCGTTTGTTCCAAATGTAAGAACAGCAGTTTTATTTTTTGACTTTCTAACTTCGCATTTAAACGTATAATTAGTTAGGTCGATTGGGTCATCGTTTGTATCTGTCCAATCCATATCTAACTTGAATGTATCGTTCTGCATACAAGTTATATCAAGTTCTTCTCTGACTACTAAGTTTATACTAGCCATACTATTCCTCTACTTTAGGTTGTTTTGCTTTAACAGCTTTCTTAGGTTTCTTTACCCAATCATTTCCTAGTTCTTCTACTACTTTTGAGAAAGGAGCGTTTACTAAAGGATGCTTTTCTACAGCAAAATCTACATCGTTAGGATGAGAAATTACTTTTGAGTTTTCTCTTACGTCTTCTCTTCTTGGAGAGCTAAGTACAAAGCTATTATAAGCTTCACAAGCTTCTTTTGTTCCGATGTAATACATAATATATGTTTTAATTAATCAAAAATTGTTTGGTCTGTAAACACGGTCTTATCGTCTAATGCTAATGAAGCCTTACTGCTTTGAGTAGTTAGCGCAACATTTACATATGACTTATCAGAAGGTCCTGCACTACTGTTAGCTTCATAGTTCATTGTTAAACCATCCTTCCATCCTGAGATAGTAACAGAATCATTATTGTGAACTAGGATAGCTACAATGTCTTCTCTTCTGCTCATATAGTCAAGCTTGTTAATCTTATTATCAACAGAAGGTAGCTGAACAATGATGTTGGTAGTTACTATGCCAAGGGCGTTAGATATACTTTTGTTTTCATCAAAAGAAGTTACACCGTCTTTTATATTATGAGAAAAAACAACAGTGTTATTTGTACCTACTTGCGTTACTACAGTCTCATCGTTGGGGTCAAACGTAACAGTTAAGTCATCCTGTAATAAAAGAATAACTTTTTCAATACCACCTGAAACACGTTTGTTACAGTTAATATCAATGTCACTTAATAGTATAGAACAGTTAAAAGCCATAATATTATCTCATTTCAAATTCAAGAGTTATTTTGTATTTTAATTCAAATCCTGCAGGGAATCCACTTGCAGGGTTACTCCCATTTCCATATTTTAAAATAAAGTTAAAGGCTAAAGCTGCACGATTATAATCATCCCATACATTAATCCAATTATCTAAACCTGAGATGGTAGTTCCTGTATCAGATTGAAAGTAAGTAGATGTGGTAATACCGTAGGCAGGGTCTCCTGCTTGGGGAACATACATATCAGGCAGAGACCTTAAAGGGTCAAAACCTACTTGTACGTTTAAGCTATATGTATTTGAAAAATCGTAATTTGCAATTCTTCTATTGCTCCAAACAGTGTCTATAAAACTTGACGGATTTGGTATACTTGTTTTATCCCACCCTCCGATTGCGATTTGAAAATCAATGGTTTGCCATTGACTCAGGGTTAAACCACCCATAAGGTTATAAGGTTGTTGTGAAGCAGTTTGAGTTAAATCACCTGTAGGAACATTTGTTTTAATGTCGTATCCTACACATTTTATCTCATTGTACCCTTTAAAGGCTGTCATATCAAGACCTACATTATTAGAATTTGTTGTTCTAAATATAAAACCTTGGGGGTCATTGTTTGCTAAATTGTCTACAGTTACAGCCATAGCTGACCCAACAGAAGGGTCAGATGAATTAGCTGTAAGTTCTAAAGTCACAGACTTTCTTGCGCTTTGTCCATTGTATGGACTAATCACAGTCCAAACGCCCACATTAGGATTCTGTACACAGACAAATTGATACATTTTATTATCTGCACTAACAATAAAAGGGTCTCCATCAGGAAGACCTAAGACACTATCTGTAGCGGAATAAGGGTATACTTCAATATCTCTTGTTGATGTATTTACTACATTGATTATAAGACCAAGTTGAGATTGAGGTAACTTAACAGCAATGTTATTTGCATCAACGGATGTAATAAGATTCACTCCTGCTGTTAAAGATGTTGCTCCTGAAAGAGATGTTCCACTCGCAGCAATAGTTGCTTGAGTTTGTATAAGCTTGTTTACTTCTAACTCATCTAGCGTTAAGTTGCTAACATTTTGACCTGCTCCATTTTGGAGTGTTCCTTGAGTTGGCGTTCCTGCAGTGGTTCCTATTGTTAATAGGTTTCCGTATGTCTGCTGTATAGTTTCGTTTGTTAAATTCATTACGACCAAATAATATTTGTGTTGCTCCAAACTGTGTTTGTACTAGCCCAAGGTGCTCCTAAAGCTATAATAGATTCATCTGTTGTAGTTAAAGAAGAATACCAAGATTCTCCAAATAAAGTTACATCAACGTAAGAAATGTTAGATATTGAAGAACCACTTGAAGCACTGTAATTCATATCTAAACCTCTTTTCCAACCACTTACTGTAACAGAATCATTGTTGTGATATAATATACAAACAATATCGTTTCTATAAGACATTTGTTCTATCTTATTAATCTTACTATCAATAGCAGGAAGACGAACTAATATCTCTGTATTTACAACTCCATTTCCTTGTTCTGTTGACTTCGTTTCCCTGAAGTATGTCGCACCATCTTTTTTATTGTGCTCAAAAACAACAAACTCAGAAAGAGTTAAACTTAATAAAACATTTTCTTCGGATGTATCTAAAGATAAAGAAAGGTCTTCTTTTAAGCCGAGAACTACACGCTTAATACCTCCGTTATTTTTACTTAAACAATTTATGTCTAAGTTAGCTAGTGCTACCGAACAGTTAAATGCCATATTATTTTATTAAAAAAGGGGAGAGGATTGCTCCACTCCCCTTGTATTAATTTACAAGATATAGATTAAGCTTTGATGCTACCTACTAAGGTATCAAATTCAGCTTTACCATTATCGTTAGAAGTCTCAGGCAATGAGTAGCTAAGACCATCTTCTTCACCTGTGATAGTTACTTGGAAACGGTTTTTCTCAGCACGAGCAGTACCTGAGTTACCATCAATAGTGTTGATGTACAAGCCGTAGTCGTATCCTACCACGTGGTAAGTATTTGCAGCAGTAGCTACAAGAGCAACCAATTCAGAACCTGCTTTAGCCATTTGGTTTAGAGCAGTAACTTTCTCAGGACTCATTTTAGGAGTCTCAAAAGAGATAGTAGGTACAGTTGAAGTAGTACCATCAGCGTTTACAGTTTTAACCTCACCGAAGAAAGAGAATCCATCTTTATTGTTAAATTCCATTTCTACACCATCAGCAGCATCAATAGCAGCAATAGTTCCTGTGATAGTTCTTGAACCATCAGTAGAGAAATCTGCGCCATTCAATCCTTCGCCTACGGTTGCTGTAAGGTCTGCCTTATTTACAAGGTATAGTTCAGTGATACCACCAACACCCAAGTCATCACAAGAGTAAGTTACATCACTAAGAGTTACAGAACAAGCCATATTATTTATGTGTATTATAAAAAGGGGAGGGATTAACCTCCCCCTTTGTTGTTAATTATTATGCCGCAGGATTTGCAAGTACAATCTCGTCACCTTTCAAGTAAGAGAAACCTACTTTGAAGCGACCCCAAATGTACTCAGCATTTTCTTTAGCTTCGTACTCACTGTCGATAGCAGCTACATCGTTGTAGTCATCAGTCAACATTACCAAGTTGCTAGGAGCAGAGATAAACATTTCCTCTGAAGCCAAGCTAGACAAGTGGATAACTTCCATTCCATAGAATGTTGGAAGCTCACCTGCTACGATACCTGCAGGGGTAGTCGTGTGCTTGTTAGCGATAGCGATTTGGTATAGTTGGTAAGCGTTAGTGCTCAAGAAAAACGCAGGACGGTACTCACGGTCTGCATCACCATATACACCTGCCAACATAACGTCAGTCATTGCTTCGTACATACCTTCCATAGCTGCAAGGATGTTGTCTTTGTCCAAGTCACCTGCTGCTGCGTAGTCAGACAAACCTGTCAATAGGTAGTCGTTTACATCAGAGTCAGCACCCATCTCAGTAACTAATTCAGAAGCAGCGTAAGTCAATGCTTTCTGAGCAGCCAATTTTGCGAAGTAATCAAATACCCAATTACGGAACTCAACGTCCATAGTTTCAGGGTTGTGTTGACCTTTCTTCAATGCGATACCACGGTAAGACTTCTCTAGGACGTGCTTACAGTTTTTGAAGTTCCAAGAGAAAGTTTCAACGCTCATTTCTTTTTCTGTGATTGCTGCAGTGTTGTTGTCAGAAAATTCACAGTCATCACCTGTTTGGAAAGCAGATGTAGTTACGTCAAAAATTGGTACGTTTACTTTGTTTTTTACACCATCAATAAGTGTAAAGCGGTCAAGTACAGCCGCAGATTTAACCATAGAGTCGATGAACAAATCACGGCTACGGTCTCCCCATAAACTTTCAGGATTTGATAAGTTTGGAGTAGTATTAATGCTAGTTCCCATTATATAATAGTTTTAAAAAAAATTCGTTTTACTTAATTTACAATAATTAATAAAGACTTGGGAAGTGTTTATTAATTAGATTTACTTTTTCAGAAGTGATTCTTTCAAAGTTGATAGTCTTATCTTCTACTTCAGCGACAACTTCTTCTGTCTGCTCTGCAGTAAATTGCTCTTCAACTTCTGTTTCGTTTACTTCTTCTTCAGCTTGGAAGCTTTCCTCAACTGCTTCTTCAACTACTACTTCTTCAGCAGGAGCTTCTTCTACAGCTTTGTACTCATCTTCTTTCATCTCATCTTCTTCCTCATCGTGACGAGCCATTTCTTCTTCATCTTTTTCCTCTTCTGCCATATCAGACATAGAGTCGATGTGCTTTTGAATCATCTCTACAGCAGATTTCAAATCGTCTACTCCTGCGAACTTCTCTTCAAAAGATGTCAATGAAGACAAAAGAATCTCATTTTCGGATTCCAATGTCTCAATACGTGCTTGGAACTTTTCTGTCATTGTCTCGAATTGAGCCTCTAACTTACCAAGTTCTTTAGCGAATGAAAATTCAGTCATTTCTTCTTTGTTTGTTGGTGTTATATTAGCTTTAATCTCAATAGAGAATCCATTGATTTCCCCATCTTTGATAGCGTTAAATAATTCGTCAGACTCAATCTTAGCCTTTACGAATACTGTTCCGTTTGGAAGTTCGAACCCATAGTCTTTAGACTTGTCGTTTTCTGATTCCTTCATCCAAATCTCTAGCATCACAACATCGTTGGTATCGTTCTCGTGCTGTATGCCAAATGCGTTAAACAACCCTTTCTTAGAGTAGTTGTACATTATCTCTCTAATTGTTTCCTCAGTGAAGCGTACATAATAGAAACCATTCTCAGCAGATTGTCTTAGAATCTCCTTGTTAGGAATCATAATTGGTCCAACGACCTCACGCTTCTCATCGTTAGCAAACATCTCAATGCTTTGCTTAGAGAAATAAATAAAGTTTTCTTCAATAGCAGGTTTGTCTACAAGTGATATTTTATACATCCCTTGCTCAAAGTCCTCTAATGTAATATCGTACAATGGTAAATCCTTGTCCATTACTTTTTGCTTTTTTTATGCCACTTAGGAAGTAGGTCGTTATCTTGAACATACTTCTTATTCTGTGGACTTCCATTCTTTAAAAGGTACAAGAAAGCATTTAAACGTGCTAATCCCCATTGTGTTGCACTTGTAACCTTTGGGCTGTGGCTTGTGTTGTACGCACCCATACCTCTAAGTACTACAGCTTTTGCAGCACCCATACCAATCTTCTTATCAGGATATTTCTCGTTGTACTTATCTACCTTGCTTTCTATAGACTTAATAATCTTTGGAGATAGCTTTCCACCTTTTCCAACACCTTTAGGATTCTTTTCAGGAGTATCGCTCTTAGGTGCTTTAGGTGATTTCTTAACGCTTCCATCTTCACCTTGGGTAGCATAATTATCCTTCTTCCTTCTTTTTTTAGCTTTGACTTTGCGATTACCCCACGGGAGGTCAGCGATGTCTGTATCAAGCTTAACTGTTCCTTCTCGTATAGACTTAGCTTTTTTAATCGCCCAATTAATGCCTGAAGTTCCTCCCCACCCAAGCCAAGCAACATAGCCTCTATCTTTCCAAGGAGTCTCCTTGTACTTAGGGTCAATCTCAGCATTTTTGCGATGGCGGTTAAACGCAGCCATACGAGCAATAGTATCATATGATAGCTTTCTTTTTGATGCTAACTGTTTTGCACGAGTCCAACCTACCGAAGTCATTCCTTTTACTTCATCACCATACTTCTCCTTCCACGCAAGAACTTTCTTTGCGTTGTTAGTAGCTGATTGAGGATAGTCGTTATAAGTAGCCATTTGTATAATCTACAATTATTTAAGTATTCCCTTGATTGTTAGATATGCATAGTCTTCATAAACATCACCACTAGCTTCCTTAACAGATATTGTTTCTTGTGTGATAAGTGTTGCAGTAAAGTCTTGAAGTAAAAAGTCTAAATTAGCTAAGTATGTTGTAGGAACTACCATATCAAACTCTACAGTAGGCGTATTGCTGTATTTAATCTTTTCATTATCTGTATAGAAGGTATAGTAATCTGTAGTGTTACCGCTTTCATCTTCAGATAATAGATTCCAATTTTGCAAATTGAAGTGTCTTAGTCTACCATTAAACACAAAAGTTCTCCAATCTTTATAGATGCGTTGTGTCTTTGTGTATAGATTAGCTCTTTGATATTTAGTTATAGCAAATGGTACTTTAAGATTGGTCTTGTATAATGGCTTATCTACATAAGCAAATCTCATACCTATCTCTTTATAAGGAGTGAATAGGTTTGGCGTAAAGCCTATTTCCTTCTCACTAACCACACCATTTACATAGTTTTGGTTTAGCGTATCATCTGTAGTATCTCCACAAACAGACCTATAGTATATCGCTGTTTTTAAATTTATGTTTAAATCAGATACACCATCTGCGTTAATCTCTTGTGTTGTAGAGCCTATAGTAATATCATCACCATCTTCATCATCGTAATACAATCCAAAGTCTTTGTTGTTTAGCGATAAGTTCTTAATCTTATCACCACCGATATAAACCTTTACTGATTTTAGGTCGTCAATATATTGGTCAACATTTTGGACACCACTGCGAACAAAGTGTAGTGGGTCTATGCGTAGTACATTCTTTGAAGCTACACTATCATACTCATAAAAAATACCACAGTTAAATCTCTTACAGATTCCTAGCAACACATCATAAGCTGTAGTGGTACAAGTATTTTGTAAAGATTCTTTAATGTTATACTCATCATCTGAGAAGTATGGATTAAAGTTTGCGTTTGCTCTAAAGTTAATGTTTAGCTGACCATAATCAGGAATACGAGTGATAGCTTTTCTTATTGCTGATGAATCTAAAAATGAAGTAACAGGTCTGTCTGCATCGGAATGTGAGCTACCGTGAGGGGTCACGTTTGTGCTATACCTTACTCTTAATTGACCGTCAACAGGTTCTAAGAAATAATTGATACCATATCTACTTTCTCCGTTAATGATAATATCTTCCCCACTAGGGAAATAAACTTCTTGTTGACCAAGGTCTGCTAAATCCCATCTCAACATATCGGTATATGAAGGGAAGTCATTCGCTTCTAATATAACTCCTTTTGAGCTATTTGTTTCCTCAAAGAAAGTATAGGTAACACCACTACCATGGTTGGTCTTTTCAGAGTTTCCTGCAACAGCAGAAGCTCTATTAGCCTCAATAGTATAGGGATTACCATTAACGTCTTGCATACGGATTTTCTTAACCATATTCCCATCCTCAAACACGCCTACGAATAGGTTGAATGTCATATCAGAATCACCGACATATATGTTGCCAACCATATTGTCTTCATTCACCACAGGAATTTCGTATTCTATTTGGTTTATAACAGCTAATGGACCTCCTGAAGCAAGTGCAATATCTGCACTAAAAGACATATGTGGTGCGAAGTAGCCACGCTCATATCCAAAAAGCTCGTCTTCAGGATAAGGGTCGTCAGTAATGTCTGCTCCATAACCATTGGCTACAGCTTGTTCACCACCTTCTGCCGAAGGACCATAGTTACCAAATGTTTCGTTACCCAAGAACCAAGGAGTTACAAAATCTTTTGGTGCTGTAGGGTCGTCATTTTTGAAGTCGGTGTATAGGTCTTCATTTGTTCCTGTCCAATAAGGTGATTGACGAAGGGTAAAGGTTCTAGTGTTTGTGTCTTTATCAGCCTCAAGCTTTGCAGGAACTAAGAAGTGTAATTTCTCAGCCTCAAAGTCAGGAATGGCTTCTGCATAGTTTTGTGCAAATAATGCACTATCCACTCTTGTACTAAAACCTTGAGCGGTCAGATATAGCTCTAAGTGATAGATAAACTCCTTAACATTAAACACAGGTATGATACCTGCTCTGTCTAATCCTACACCATACTCTGTAAACTGTCTTGCCGCATAGCCAAACTTTCCGTGTACATCGTTTACAAAATCCACATAGGGAAATATAATTGGTCTTAAAGAAGGGTTAGTGCCTTGAATACCTGCTTCACCACCTGCAACGGTATTAGCGAAGAATAGACTAAACTGATTGTTCTGTCTGTAGTAAGTGCCATAGCTACCGCTATTGGCATCGTATATCTCGTAAAGCTGTACATTTTTTAAGTCGTTAATGTACTTTGTTACAAAGTCATTTAGCCGAACATCTATGTATGGCTCACCGCTATTGTATTCAATGCTTGTAACATTTAGTATACCTTCAATAATTGTATTGCTACTGCCATATATAGTAAGCCTAAAATAATAATCACCTTTAGGGAAATCTTCTTTTACGCTAGTTAGTGGGTCGTAGTTAAACCTATTAGAAGCTTTGTTTAAAGTAGTGAGTGGTATCTTTATGTTACTTGAGAATGGTAGTTTGATTTTATCAATCTCAAGGCTGTCATAAAAATCCACATTATATTCTATCTCAGAATTAGGGAATAGGTCTACAGAATAATAGTTTGTATTATCTGTACTTATTTCTAACTTAAAATCCATACTAACGTGTAGCGATGTTAAACTCTAACGAAGACTTAAATTTGTTGTTGAGGTTGGTCAAAGATATTTCTGATAAACCTACACCATATGCTTTGTTATCACAGTGGTCTGCAAAAGCAACATTTGATTGTGTTATAATAGTTGATGCTGCTCCAAAGTATCCTCTTCGTTTGGTAGGTATGATTAATGAGTATGTAATATTGTTTTCGTATTGCAAGTATGCTTTTGAATACAATCCATTTTCTACATCTACCCCAATCCTGTAAGACTCTGCATCTTCTACATCGTCTCTATTGTATAGGTATATATCTCCTGTTATAGAAGATTGACCTACAGGATATATATTTTCATCAAATGTAAATTCAGCAGCACCCACATCATTTGTGCATATAGCGTATACCGCTCTTTGAAAGCTGCCTGATGGTGTGTATGTAATCCTTACCACATCTCTAAGCTGAAACCCTCCTGTTGCAGTAACTTCTTGAAGAGTGTTTGAAGATGTAAGAGTGAGAGCTATGCTAAAAAGCGTACTATCAATTCCTTGTTTAAATACTAAATCTGCCATTATATTCTATCGTTTCTATCTCTTAGTCTTCTTTCGTTCTCATTTGTTCTAAGGTCTTTAGCAGAGACAAATGCTCGTACAGGCTTACTTCCTTGTATTGCTGATTGAGTTGTTGCTTCAGCAATAGCCTTTAGGTAATCTACACTTTCATTCATTGGGTTATTAATTAAACCACCATCAGCAAACTTCATACGACCCATTTTAGGAGCTGTGCTGTATGAATCATTAATACGTTGTAAAAGGTCATAGTGTTTGGCGGTAGCACGTTTGTTTACAATAAACTCTCCGCCTTCCATCTCGTAGCCTCCTGCACCTTGCACTGTAAATGGCACACCACCTTCTGCGTGGCTTGGTCCGTTAACCATACCCCCCTCGGCAAACTTTTTAGGAACAAACTTTCTTTGGTTGATTGCATTTAGCTTGAGTGCTGTAGCACCGATAATTACAGAACCCATAATAGCTGCAATAATACTTGCAGTGATAGGGTCTTTGTATGTTGTAAACGCATTAATTGTTGATTCAGTAACACCTACAAGACCATCAGCAATAGCTTCGCTCCTTTCTTGCTTTCTTTCGGCATCAAATATCTTTTTGTTAATTGTGTTTTCTTTAGCCAACTGTGCTTTTTGAAGCTCTAAAGATTTAGTTCTAAACTGAGACTCTGTAATTAACTGATTATCTAATTGAGCTTTAAGTATATCTTGCTCGATTTGAGTTTTTCTTCTCAGCTCGTCAAGCTCTGCTTCGTATACCGCTTTCTTGTTTTCTAAGTATGTTTCGTTAAACTCGTCAAATACATCTTCTGCTTCTTTAAGTACATCTTTGATAACTTTAAAAGCTATGTCTTTAAACTCATCTTCATCCCCTCCTGCAAATAACAACGATGAAAGAATACCTCTTAACGCCTCTTTTTGTTCAGGTGAGGTTATACCAAACTTCTCAATCAATCCATCAATATATGTATTGACAAATTCTTGTTGAGATTCTGTAAGCTCCTTACCATCTTTTAGCTGCTCACCAAAAGTTTTCTTAAAATCTTTAGCAAACCTCTTAGCGGAATCAGCAAGTTCTTCAAAACCTACATCTAGTCCTGACACTCCCAATAAGATACTTTCTAGCTTCTTAGTAGCTTTTGCAGTTTCTTCTGTGCTTAGACCTGCCTCTTCTAATTTAGCTTGATACTGAGCAACCAATCCAACAATAGTGTTATAAGCATTTTCTTGAGATTGTAAACTCCTAGACTCTAGTTCCCTTATCCTTTCTTGTATTTCAAATTTTTCCTCATCAGTCTTAGCTCTTTCTAAATCAGCCTCTAGCCCAATGCGAATAGCTTCATTGGTTTCTAATCTCTGTCTTAATATCTCTTTTTGAAATTCTATAGACTTCTCTAGGTTTTTAATCTCATCGTTAAATGTATCAGACTTTTCTTTAGCAGCTTTCTTTTCTTTACCTGATAAAACCTCAATGTTTCGTAGCTTACCTATCTGAATGTCTAATGCATCTGCTTGTGCGCTTAAAACACTTAGTTTTACTTTTTCATCATCAGTAAGTTCGATTCCTGCTGTTTTCTTTAGCTCTAGATTTTTTAGCTCACCTTCTTCAATCTTAGCTTTTCTTGATTTTATCTTCTCAATTTCTTCTTCTACCTCTTTGTTAAATGTAAGCCTTTCGGATTCTTTTAGATTCCCTTTTTCACCTTCAGCATTTAAATCTATAGATGTTTTAAGCAATCCATCGTAAAGGTTTTTGTATTCTTTTGCAATAGCTGTTCTTTCGTCTTGAAGTTTAGCGTTAAGAATCTGACCTTCAAATTCCGCAGCTAATGCAATAGCTATTTGCTCTTGAGCTTTTTTCTGTGCTTCTAATGATTTTTTTCTTTCGTCTACCCCTCCTGCTTGTGAAAACATCGCATCAGTTATGGGATAAAGACTTTCTGCAATTAATTGTGCGCCATCTGCTTGCGCTTGAGCTACAGCCTCTGAGTACTCCATCCCTGCTGCAGTTAATTGTCTAAATCTTAACGTAGCATAATCAAATCCCGCAGCTACTACAGCAGGGTCGGCATCGGCAACCTCACTTAAACCTTCTGCAGTATCAGCAGCTTCAGAATCCAATATCCTCAAAGCTGTTCTTACAAATCCCACTCTGTTGTAAAATTCACCTAGATTAATTAGAAATGCGTTCCAAGCAGAGTTTAGTAGTTCGGTGTTACCCTTAAATGTATCAATTTGTTTTGCGGACGCAATAATAGCTGCACCTGTTTCTTCATATGTTTCTTCTGCTTTCTCTAATATTTCAACATTATCTACGAGGGTGAGTAGCTGTGCTGCCGCACGTTTACCAACTAAGTCAACAGCATCAGCGAATGAGATTTCCTCATCTGCCAAATCTTCCACGATAGAAACCAAATCTTGACCTGTAGTACCTAGCTCTGTCAATATACCACGAAGACCTGTACCAATACGAGATGCGGTAAAACCACTATCGGCAAGTACAGCCATCGCTCCTGAAAGTTCAGTGAACGAAGTGCCAAGCTCTGCGGCTAGTGGACCAACATACTGAATCGCTGTACCGAATGATTCAAACGACAATGCAGAGTTATTGATTGTCGAGACAAGTACATCACCTACCTGAACAGACTCTGCTGCTGAAAGGTTGAACTGATTTAATATCTGACCTACCCTTTCTGCCACAGGAGCTGCATCTTCACCTAGAGCTTGAGCTACATTGGCAATAGATTGTGTAGATGCTACAATTTCTTCAGTGCTGAAACCTAGCTTACCCAAAGATGTTTGAAGCTTAACAATTTCAGAAGAAGTAAATTTAGTATTACCTGCCACTTGAAGGATGTTTTCACTAAGAATCTTCATCTCATCAGAACTAGCACCTGTAACAGCTTCTAGTTTTGCCAACTCTGCTTCATATTCTATATTCGCTTTAGCGGCAGCAACGGTAGTATTCTTTACGAGTTCAAGTGCTCCTGTAAACAACTTGTAGCCACCAACATATTTCAATAGTGAACCTAGAGACTTACCTAAAGACTCAGCAGAGAATTGTTTTCTAAACGCTTGACCAAAAGTATCTGTAGTCTTGGTAGCTTTCTTGAACGATCCTTCCAAGCTGTTCATACCACCATTTAGATTTTTTATAGCATCGGTACTTTGTTTGTACGCATTGCTATTTTTATCTAATGAGTTTTGATTCGTACGAATTTCGGATGTGGTAGCTCGGAATTTAGCAGTAGCCTTAGCCATCTCCCCACTAAGCTTACCAATTATCTCTTGAGCCGATGCACCATTCTGCTTCAGCTTAATGATTCGGTTTTCTAACTGTGCAAAGAGCTTATTTGTTTCGTTTATATTTTTTCGAAACCTAGCTAGTCCGTCTTCTTGTTTAGCCATATCTATACAAATTCAAGAGTGAAGTCGTTAAGAAAATCTAACTTATATTCATCTAGGTATCTTTCAAATGCTCTAAGCACGGCAAGTTCTAGCTTGAAGTTTAATTCGTTAGAGTAACCACGTCTTGTCTCTATTTCGTTTTTTCTATTAATTTTTCTAGCTATCCTGAAAGCAATAGACTTTCTGTAGCTATCTCTTTTAGCAGAGTATACATACATCTTTGTACCTCCACCGCCTTTGAGTGTCTTTCGTTGTCTGTAGAGTCCTGCCTTAAACAGACCTCCTTTCTTGTCCATCCATTTTAGGATTGACTGCCAACTAGGTGACATTCTTTTACCTTTAGCATTTGATGCCCTACCTTGAACGGTGTCTAGTTTTCTACCGTACTCACCCCAAGGTACTTGTATATCAACTTTGATATCCGTTAGCATATTGGTCTGCTTGTTAAAGCCTGACTTAATTTTTAGATATCTTCCGCTTTTTTGGTAGTTAACTGCAAGGATGCTGTTTACAAGTTTTCCGCTTACGACCTGATTGTTTCTTTTCAATCCATTGATGAAGGTTCTCTTTAGCCCTACCTCTTGTATCTCCTGTACAATGAACTTTCTTAAATTCTGTATTTGTTGCTGACGGCTTATCAACTTATGATTTCTTTAATGTGTGGGCTTCTTGCAAAACTTACATCTACAGTAAACATCACTGAAGACACATTGTAATCATCACCACCTATGCTTTCAATATCTACTTGTCCTATTTCTATTTCATCGTCTTTAGCTGTAAGGAAATCTTGGAACTGACCTGCTAGGAAAAGGTTTTCCTCAATAATCTTCATCATTGATATTTCGTTATCGTATGGATATTTGTCGATAACAACACAATCAAAGCTTAGTGTATATACAGGTCTGTTTAGCGTTCTTGAAATATTCGAATTAGCAGGAATCATTATAAACGTCTTATAATCAAACTCAATCATATCTAATTCTTCCTCAGAGCCAATGAAGAGAAACTGATTGACCATATCGTGGTCATCAGCAAATCCTTTTACTAAATCATAAAAGTCTGATAAATTGGTCATAATCTCTTTATTGAATTTACAATTTCTGTAAAGCCTGTCTTTGTTTTTCTTTTGCCGACTCTATCTTATTACGTTGTACTATAAATGACATTTCAGGTAATACGATACTCATATTCAGCATATATATTTCATTATATTTAGTAATATCTTCATTACCTAACATCCTGACAATAGAATACCAATACCATTGTTGATTGAATAAAATCTCTGAAGTTTTTGTTTCCTCGCTTTGCTTTTCATCGTCATCATCAGAAACATCATAGAATACTCCTGAGAAATCTTCAAACAAGGTTTTGTTTCTATTTTTTATAAATTTATCTAGCACCCAATATACTTCTAATACATCCATATCTAGTATGTCTTGTTCATTAGCCTTTTCTTCTTCAGGGTTTTCGTTATCGAACAACATATGATTTGATGGTCTAATAAGCAACTTAGCTATTTCAAGGTCTATTAAATGGTCTGCAAGTTTTGTCTTTCTTGTTATAATTTGCTCTAACATAATAAACTGACCCAAGACTAAAGACTCAATAGTAGTATGTATTTTTTTTTCTGTGTTAGGTTTTTTAATATTGTCCTGTACAGGATAAGTTTTATTTGATGCTTTGTTAAACCTTAAAGCTTCAACAGGTTTCATACCATTCATAAAATCAGATATATTATTTCCTGATTCTACGGACTGTATTAATTTAATATGTTGTCGTAATGTAATCATAAAAACATTGTTACTCCTCCGTTCTGTTCTTCTCTTGCACAGTATGCGGCAATGGCTAGGCTCATCACCATATCATCGTGCCTACCCTCGCTGTTGGAAAACTGAAGATTTCCTGTGATTGGATTTCTCTTACTCTTAAAATCGTATAGCTCTTTTATCAGCTCTTGGTTATTGGGTATTGATATATCCTTTTCATCGAATAGCTTGATGAGGTTCTTTACGATTAGTGGCTTTGTTTTGGCTGATGTTGTAAACGGAATCATCTTGTAGAGTCTATCGTCTTCGGTAAGCTCGTCAAACAATAAATCGTTATTATTTACCTCAAAGTATGCAGCACTTAACATTTCATCGTGCTTTAGGTAGAAGTCTTTGATGCGTTGCTTGAACTCATCGTTGTCCATACCCTCCTCTTTGTAGTTGAATCTGTCGATGTCTATGATGTTGTAGTTCTCATCCAATGCTGTGAGTACAGTGTAATCTTGTGCGACTCCAATATCCATACCGATGTATACTCTTTCGTATTCGGTGTTTAGCGTTTGTGTTACACACTCGTCAATGTTGCTGAACAATGCATTGCTGCTAATCGGCTTACACAAAAACTCTTGGTCGAACTGCGCTTTGGTCATAGACTTCTTAATACCTAGTACGGTCTCACTCACCTTTGGGTCGTGAAGGTCTAGGTAGGTTCTCTTAATAGATTTCATCTGACCGAAGTTTTCCTCTAGCTGTCCTTCCTTGTACCAATCGAAATACCAATTCGGACCATTGAAGGTTGACGATGCTACAACCCTACCTTCTGTACGAGTAACCATAGGAAGTAGTACTTCGTTGATAAAGTCTAGCTTCATATAAGCGGCTTCATCAATGTAAATAAAATCAAGGGTAGCACCACGAAGATTATCACCACTATCAGCAGAACGAAATTTAATAAAGCTTCCATTATAGAGATACATCTCATTCGCTTTCCTATCATATCTTTTTATAATCTTTTTAAATATCTCATCCCTACCGCTAAACATACCTTCGATGTCTTTCATCACCTTGTTCGCTTGGTCTTGGATTGGCGATACCCAAAAGATTCTTTGCTTAGGTTTGTTCAAGGCTCTCATAAAACAATCATTCTGCATAAAGAAAGTCTTGCCTGTCTGTCGCCCTGCGACAATCACACTGATAAAAGGTTTGTCCTCGTGTACGAGTCGATAAAAATCCTTTTGCGGCTCAGTAGGGTTGTATAGTTTTATCTGCATCAATAAATTAATTTCACTCCATAGTGGAAATAGTTTAGCTCTCTATTTACCTGAAGTATGCTTATAGTGCCATATATGTTTTTGTACATCTGAACATCTAATCCTGCTCTACCAATCATTAGGCTAGGTTGGTTGTTTAGCCGATAAGATGGTCCTGCGTAAATCCTATATCTACCATTGTAATATTCGTATTGCAAATAAGCGTAGGTTGCGTTATGATGTCCTTCACCCATCGCTAACACACCCACAAACATCTTGTCGTAGCCTACCTCTGCTACCACACCCATAGCGTGTATGCAAGATACATATCCAATCGCTGCAGACTTACCTTTGTCTAAATCGTAATTGTGTATTTGATGGTAAGGATTGCATTGTTGTGGTTTAGCCGTCAAGCAATTCAGCATCAATATCAAGATAATCTTGCTCTTCATCAGGCTGTTTAGTTAGGTCTATTGTTGCTGTAATATCAATCTTAGTTTGTTCTACTTTAGTTGGTGCTTTATAACCTTGCATATCATTGATGATACGAATAGCATCCATTGCTACTTTCATATCTCCATTGGCTAATGCCATATCACGAATGCTAATCAACTTACTCAGGTTTGTTCCCTTCGCAGCTTCAATGCTCTTGGTCTCCTGATTCACAAATCTCATCATCTCCCTGTGGAATGCAGTACCCTCAGTTCTCCTGTCTCGATAGTAGTTGGTATATCCCAAATCTCTAGCTATCTTTCCACCGTTCTCTATACCCTCAGAGTATACACGCTCCATAAAGGCATTCTGAAGGTCTGTAAGCTCACTTCCCCTGCCTTTGGTTATGTTACCCTTATTGTCTTTTTTAATCGCCATAGAAGCCTTCTATTTACGTTTGTAAAGAGGTATGTTACCAATACCGAATTTACCTGAGAAGTATATGCCCTCATAAGTCGGTGCACCCTCGTCAAAGTGATACCAATTAAATACATTCCTCATCACCCTCTGTATACAACTACCACACCTCGTCTTTGGATTCTCAGTCCTCTTGATATACTTACTCTTGCCCACCATACTATTATGGAACTCAAACATCGCCTCACGCAACTCCCCACTAGGAACTCTCCCCCTACCTGCTAGTTCATAAAACAATTCCTCAGTATTCATACCTTCCTTTTTATCAAATATACAATAATGAATGTTTAATTCATAATCAACTCCCCCTTTATAATAATAGTATAAACTAATAAATAGTATACTCTCTCTAATAAAGAGAGAGTATTATAATAATAGTATTACTTTACTCTTCTACTATTATTATAATAGTATGTGTTCAAATAGTGAATTGCGAACTACCCACTAAACACCATTCATTATCCAAATCCCCTTCCCCCCTCCGAGAGGTTAGCTTCAGAGAACTTTCCAAAATGGTCGGTCACGTAAAAAAATTTGACACTACCAAGCAATTTTTCACATTTTTTTGCCCAAATCTTATCAATCTTTGCCTATATCTTACGATTGGTAACATTGGCTTAACATTAACTTAACCTTAACTTAACATTACACCACTATTTTTTATATATCTTAGTGGCGTAGCCAATAAGGATAGAGGCTCGGTTATATGTACAAATAAAAATTATACAAATGAAAAGAGAACAGGTAGTACAAATGATGCAAGTATTGTTAGACGATATGAAAAGAGTAACGTCTATCATTGAGAAAACAGACTTCAATGATACGGACGTCCGTGAATCTTTATTTGACTACTATGATACTTTGAGTCAAAGGTGGGATGATTTGTACAAACTATCATGGAAATAAATTGAATTAATAACGCTAAATATAAATAAAAATGAAGAAAGCAATTAATGTAAAAAAGGGTAGAATAGCAACTACCAATGAGGTGATTAAGTTTGTATTTTTACAAGCTGTGAAAAATGTAGCGATTGAGCTACAAGAGTCTAGAACTATTGAACTAGGCAATGATGTAAATGTGTTTATTGAGGAGGACGAGCTCCATCACATTGATAAGGTAGCAAACGCGTTCCTTAAAAAGTATGGTGAGTGTTCCGAAATTGTTACAGGTACAATCCAAACAAAAGTAGAAATAATTACAGACTAATCCTACAAATAGGGAGGGAGTAGAAATACTCTCTCTCTTTATTCATTTATATTTTATGAAGATTTCCGTACCTATTATTACAGACGCTGAGGTTGTACAAATAGTAAAACCCAAAAGCTACAAAAGAGCACATAGAGCACGTAGTCCTAGAGAACGTGCAGAACGTGCAAATAGAACGCTTAGAAAGGTAGAAACGCTGGACGGCGTTACGTACTTATACCAAGACAAATCTTTGAACGCACAATACAGAGATAGGTGTAAGAATATCAAGAGACCAAAGATACGAACAGCTCGTATCAATTATACAGATTGGTTAGAGGTACAACGTAGAAATGCTTATGTGCATATTGTAAAAGATGATATATTCAGGTTCTAGAAATTATGAATGCAGTATATGTAACAATGTTAGCGGTAGCTTTTGTAGCTATCGCTTTTTTATTATCCTATATAGAGGAAAGAACAGAGAACAGAAATAATAAACCGCACGGACGTAAAGAACGTGCATAACAAATAAATACAAATATTATGGCAAGTTATAGTGTAGTGTCAGGGAACACAGTTATACAAAAAGACCTTAGTTATTCTCAAGCAATGGTGCTATGGGATGAGCTAGACATGAGAGGGTTTGAGAACGTAGAAGTAGTTGCAGATTATTGTTACGCAACCAAGCCTAGATATGGTGCAAAAGAATATGTGCCAAGATATAAGAATACTAATAATAAATAAATAGATATGAGACTTTCAGTATTAGACTATGGAGTAGGTGAAGCATATTCATATATACTCGAAGAAAAACAAGTAACAATGGATGAAGAAGATTTACTCAATGAGTTAGGGCACAAACCTAATAATTGTTATTGGATGTATCACTAAATAAATAAACAGTATAAATACAATGGAATACAGCAAAAAAGATTTAATAATTGTTATGCAAACAGTTAAATCATTGATGGAACAGAATGAATATGAGAAGGCAACAGGAATGCTAGAAATATGTTTGTATGGATTAACAAAAAGTAAAAACCTATAATTATGAGAAAGTTTGGAGTATATGAAATAAATACAGGTAATGTATTCATAGAAGCTACAGTGAAGGTACGTGTACAAAATAGGTACACGCTACGCTCTGAAGATTCAGAAGATTATTTATTGGATGCGCTATACGATGGAGATATAGAAGTTGTAGAGATGTCCGTAGATAATTTCGAGGTAACAGATGTACAAAAAGAACACGATATATACGAAGATTATGAAGAATAAAGAGAGAGGTTCTGCCTCAATACACATTGACCTTAGAGGTGCAATGATTACAGTATATCACGGAACTGATAAATCTGTACTAGAAAACTTCACAGCATATGAAGGTGCATGGGAAGAAATATGGAAAGGAATTAATAACGCTAAACAAATATAATTATGAAAGCAAAGTTATCTAGAAATGTAGCCAAAGCAGTGCTACAAAAAGAGGGTCGCATATTTGGTGCAACCTATGTAAAGAAGAATGGAGAAACTACTAAGATTAATGGTAGGTTTGGAGTGCATAAGTTTCTACGTGGAGGCAAGGCTAGTTCTCCAAATGTATGGACTGTGTGGGATAATAATAGAAAACGCTACACCGCACTAATACCTGAGAATATTCAGACGATTAGATATGGTGGGTATGAATATGAAATGAAATGATATGGATAGATATAGATACCGATTTTACTATACATATAGTAACGGACTCAAGTTTGAATTGGGAGTGGGTACATACAAATACCCTAAGAAGTCAAAGTATTATAAGAAGCTAGGACAAATGTTCGATGCTACTTTTATACATAGTTATGGATATGAAAGAATATAAATAGATAGATATGAAACTGAAGGAACTTAAGGAGGCTGTTGGTAGTTTATCAGCACCTTCTAAGATGCCTTGTAGTGGTTACTCTATTCCTGCAAAAGAATGTAATGTAGGTAGTAGATTGGTTACTATCAAAGGCAGTACTTGTAGCGGATGCTATGCGCTAAAAGGTAGGTATGTATTTCCAAATGTAGAGAAGGCTATGTATCATAGATATGATAGCATCAATATGGATATAGACCTATGGACTAAAAATATGATTACCTATATATCTAAGTATAGGAAAGGCGATAAGTCATATTTCCGTTGGCACGATAGCGGAGATTTGATTGACACTAAACACTTAAGTGCGATTGTAGATATAGCTATTGCTATACCTGAATGTACCTTTTGGCTACCGACTAGGGAGATAAAAACTGTACGGATATGGCAGAAGCTATATGGTGATTTTCCGCCTAATCTTATTGTACGAATATCAGCACATATGAATGATGCTCAACCCAACCATAAGATTACAGGGTATGCTAGTGGTGTTGAAGATAATGAGAAACTGCAGGGATACAAATGTCCTGCACCACAGCAAGAAAATAATTGTCAAGATTGTCGAGCTTGTTGGACAGCAGAAACAGTAATATATCACAAACACTAAAACTACAAATGAACTATCAACTATTAGTAATTACTCCCTATGGCAATTATAAAGTCATAGACGTACTATTCAGTACGATACAAGAAGCTCAAACTTACAGACATATGCTAATAAGTAAGGAGAGATATGAACAAGTATTTATAATTATAGAACTAAAACAAAACAACTATTATGAAAAAGCTTAAAGTAAACATTATGAAGTGGCTAGGTGTGTACCAAAGAATGGTACAGCTAGAGCTAGAAATAGAAAGGCTAGAGTCTAAACTTATAGACCAAGACTTTATGATTGACGAGAACAAAAATAATATTGATGAGAAGGTAGATAGGTATGATGTAGAAGATACTGTTAAAGATATGCTATTAGATATTAGTATGTCTGACTATGAGTACGAGCTACAGGAAATCATACAAGATTGGGCAGATAGTTACCTAGATGAATATGTATCAAGTTCTACGGACAGAGCTATTGACCATCTCACAGACAGCGATAAGATTAGGGAGCTAGTATGTGCAGAGCTAGAGAATAGTCCATTGCTAGAAAACCTTAAGGATGATACCACCGAAAATACTACGTGGGATATGAATGAGATTGTGCAAGAAGTATTGGATGAATTGATAACAAGATTAAGCTAGAACTATGGAAAGTAAATACTACTATCCCTTCGATGAAGGTGATACCTACTACACTATTGAGGACGGACAAATAGTCGAGTCCACTTGGGATTTTGTGAGTGAGGAAATATATGAAGAGAATCCAAAAGATTTCTACTTCCACACTAGGCGTAGTGCAGAGTGGTTTCTTCTACATCTAAAGGTGTACGAAAAGATGAAAGAAAATAGAGACAAGTATAAACAAAAACAAAAAGCAGAATGATAGCAGATGTTAAAGACCTAATCGTAGATTTAGGTTGGGATTATGATAGAATGAGTTCTTGTGGTCAAGATACTTATGATAAGTTGTGTGAACTATTAGAAATAGAATAATGAATATACAATCAGTGAATGAGTATATCAAGATACTCAACAAGTGGAAACGCAACGGAACTAATGGTAAGGTTAGTTTACAGGACATTGCTCTAGTGTATGCTTGGAGCTATGTACCTGATGAAGTAGTGCTAGATGTAATATCTCACTACAAGTATGAGGATGTAAGTAAGAGTTTATTTCCTACAGATGTAAACGATTGGAAGAACAAAGTATTATTTAATAATTAGTATTATGATTTGGAGATATGAAGTAACTTGGGATAGTGATGTAGACGACCCAATGAATGAAGGAGAGAAGTGCAGAAACTTAAAGCTCTTCTTGGATATAGCAGAAGCTAGACAGTGTATGTTGGTTCACCATAAAAAGGATGCAGTAATGAGAGTAATAACACGATAATGATGAAGAAAGAAGATGAACTATTAGCACTTGCAGATGTGCATCAGCTAATCGCAATCGAGCAGAAACTTCTTGCACTCAAGGATGTATGCCTAGAGTCTGATAAGATTGTAGAGATTGTCAACCTAGTACACGATTTTGAGGCAATCCATTTACAGCGTCTTAGAGACGGTTTTATGTACCGAGACAAGATAGAGGGTGCTAGAGACTTATATCGTGCATTACAGGCAACGTGTGCAAGTCTGAGAGAGGACAACAGAGAACTGAAGAAGAAGTTGAATATGAAATTTGAAAACATATAAAATGCTAGGAGTATTCTTGCTACTGATTGAAGGTGTAGTATCTATAGTAACCATAGGTATAATGATTAAAGTTTTAGAATTAATAATAGATGGAAAACAAAACAAATGAAAAAGGTAACGGACAGACAATTACTAATCCAACAACTCAACCAAGAATGGAAGAACAATATGGATTAAAGGGAGATGACACTGATAGATTCTACGATGATGATTATCAGTATAGTGAATGGGTAAACACCTTATTAATATAATAGTATAGAGTATTCCCTTTAGGGGAATACTCTTATAATAATAGTATAACTTATAATATATTATAATATGAACATCAGTATTTCAAGTGAAATGATTCAAGGACTTATCAACAAGTACAACGAGATATACCACGTTGACCTTATGAGTAAGACACGAAGGCGTTCCATAGTTACAGCTCGTAATGCTTTCTACTATATACTCAAGACTCAGTATGGTGTAACCTACCAAGAGATAGGGTATGTGTTTGACAAGAACCACGCTACCATTATTCACGGTGTGAAGTCAACAAGGAATTTACTAGACATTGGAGATAGAGATACAGAGTATATCTTCAGTGGTGTGGTAGAGCTATTCAGAGAATACTCTTTGGATATGCATATACACATCAGTAACAAGTCTCAGATAATGGATGACCTGCATAAACACCTCCGTTCTGTAAGAGCTATGGATATGTTTACAGAAGAACAAGTCAGGAAGCTTGTTAATAAGGTGTGGACAATTCCAACTGCTGAGGTGGCTTAGTGGTGGAATCATTTCGTATATTAGATTTAGTAACCAAAAAAGATGAACGATGAACAGACATCAATTCAAAACAACAACAATTAAAGGGAAGCAGTACGTTGAAGTTAATGAGCGTATTAAGTATTTCCGTGAGAGTGGTAACTACAATGGTTGGTCTATATCAACTGAGGTAATCCACTTCGATGACAATCAATGTGTAATGAAAGCTACGATTGCAAATGAAAGTGGGTACATTGTAGCTACAGGATTCGCACAAGAGGACAAGTCGAGTAGCTTTATAAACAAGACAAGCTATGTGGAGAACTGTGAGACAAGTGCTTGGGGTCGTGCATTGGCTAATCTCGGTATTGGTATTGATACTTCGATTGCAAGTTCTAACGAAGTGTCGATGGCTATCGCAAAGCAAAGTGCCACACCTAACAATAAGACTGAGAAGGCTACTGCTACCACCACAAAGAAACTTACGGACGAAATCAAAGGTAAGATGATTCAAGCTGTGAAGAATGGTAATCGTGCTGCAGTAGAAAATGCGCTAGGCAATTACCAAGTTTCTGAGGATGTTAAGAAAGAGATTCTAGCTTAATGAAGGAAGCAGACCCAACAGAAGGTGTTCGCCTAGTCATTACAAATGAGAAGGGCTTTCACCTAGAATTTTGGAAGCCACAGGTGGATGATAAGATTCACCTATGGCAGACACTATACGATGAAGAGGATGTGTATGTGATGTCTTTCAGTAGACACGACATAGCAAATATGATTTACCAATTAGAATCAATGTTAGAATGAGTGACGTAGAATTGTTTAAGGATGATGAGGCATACTATGCCGACAAGTCATATATGTCTAATAGTTCCTTCAAACTACTACGACAATCACCTACTAAGTTTCATCTATGGAGACAAGGCAAGTGGTCTTACCCTAGCACATCGTTCTTCGATGTAGGTTCTGCACTACACGCCTTGTTCCTAGAAGGTAAAGAAGTATCTATACGTTGGGAAGGAACTAGACGTGGTAACGATTACAAAGAGTTCAAAGCTGAACACTTCGATAAGATTGTACTTCCGTCTAAAGACTATGACTTGGTACACAGTATGGCTGATAAGCTATCCAATGTACCACAGGTTGCAGAACTGATGACTTCCTCTTGGGAGGCAGAAGTTCCTGCAGTTTCTACCTATGTAACGGAATCAGGATTACACATACCTGTTAAAGGTAAAGCGGATGCAATAGTGGATAATGGTATAGAAAGATATATCGTAGATTTGAAGACTACAGCAAAAACTCTAGACGAGTTCAAACGCTCTGCAAGATGGATGCTGTACAACCAACAAGCCGCTTTGTATATGAGGTTGTTTAACTTAGATAAGTTTTACTTCCTTGTAATAGAAAAGGAGTTCCCTTATGAAGTAGGGATATTTGAGTGTAGCGATGAGTTTATCTCTCAAGGAGAATGGGAGTTAAACCACAGTGCTAACAAGTATGAAAAATTATTTTTTGAAAATGAGTTTAAACCATACAATGCAATCACAGACATCATTTAGTAGATTAGAGAATGTAGTGCTCAGTGCAGTTTCTGCAACGTCAGGAATTGAGTTAGCTAAGATATTGTCTAACTCTAAGATGAAAGAAGTTGTGTTGGCTCGTTCGGTTATTTGTTCTATCTTGAGTGAATATGGTTACGGGCTAAGAGAGATTGGTCGTATTATAAATACAGACCATAAAGGTGTGCATACCTTTGTCGAGAGTCACGACAATCGTATGGCTGACCGAAAGTATATGAATACATACAACAGGTCAAAGAAGTTTGTTGAAGACTATGAGTCTTCAAATGAAAATGTGCAAGGTAAACTAGATACACTATACGATAAGTATATGACACTAGAAGCTAAGTACGAACACATAGTAGATTTATTAACCTCAAATTAAATTAAAATGTCAGAGAAGGTTTTTGTCGGAAAGACAACAGTAGTGAACACACAGTATGGTCAAATCGTAAAGGTAGCTTTAGGTCCGCAGGACTTTGAAGTATTACAGAATGCCAAGAACGATAAAGGTTGGGTAAACCTTGAGATGAAGGACAAGCGAGATGGCGGTAAGTATGTACAGCTACAAGGAGAGATGAAGCGTAAGCCACAAGCGGTAAACGCTACGGACGATATGCCATTCTAATTATTGAATTTTTCATTTGTACTATCAGTAGGGGAGCATCGCTCCCCTTCTTTAACTTATATGGGTAGGTTCTACCTTGGAGGTCGGAGGGGTTTTTATGTTTTTGGTTTTGCCTCATACGTTAGATTAGGTCTATAAAGGTTCGAATCCTTGCCTACCCACTAATTAAATAAATGATAGAGATGTTTAGGAAGAAGAAACACATCAGGGAAATAAGTAAGTATTTAGATGCGCTCTTACTTGACCAAGTAAACTTAACTATTTATGCAAGTAGATTTGGATGGACAGAAGAAATACAGAATCAGATAACCAACACTGCACTACTTATCAGAAAGTACGAAAGAAGGTTGAGATTAATTAGAATGTAGTATCGTATATTGTGATATGCAATACAAGGTTAAAACCTGACAATAGATTGTACAAAGTAAGGCTATAACCTTACGAAACCTTTAACACCAAAGAGAGATGATTAAAATAGATTCAGAGGTAGATTTTGAAAAAGAAATGGAACAACTTTTTTTTGAGACACCCAAGTATGTAGGTGGTTATAGATTAGGAAAAGACTATTATGTT